AAACCATGAATAGCTTTAAGGTCTTGAGCAAGTTCCATAGTGTACTCAGCTTTAAGAGCACGTGTAACTGCTGTCACTGTGTGCTTCTCAATTGAGAACGCCATTTCAGCGAATGCATTAGAAGTAGTATCTCCTAGTGCTTCACCTTGTACTGTTGTCATACCAGTTGCAGTTGTATAAGAACCAGCAGGACTGTCATTAAGAACAGATGGGTTAGTTCCAGCAATATCTCCACCACCAGTATCGCCACCGGCATCTTGGTTAGACAACATTGTAGGTTCGTCTGCTAGACCTTCTGCACCGTCCATAGAGATTTCACGAGCACGCATTGCAAAGATAAGTCCAGTTGGGCCTGTCATTGGTTGAACACCGCAAATGTCGTATGCAATTAGGTTGGGCATGGAACGTCTTACCAACGAGATAAGAATTGGATCCCATGTGTCCAGAGCGCCGTTACCACCAACAAAGTTAGTAGGTGCAGCTTCTGACATAAATTGTCTGTCTTCTTTCAAAGACTTTTCTTGGTTTTCAAGAATAATTGTAGTGACTGCCCGCTTGTAGCTATCCTTGATCTCTGGAAGATCAGGATGTGCAAGGACTGGCTGCCACTTTTCTTGTAGATGTTCTGTCTGATACATTGGTATCTCCTTTTGTATTTCTACTATTTATAAAATTTAGTTATTTTGCACTATTAACAGTTCTGCCAATTGCAGTCATATATGCTGCCATTGAACCAGATGTGTCAACGTCCTGTGCGGTGCCAGTTTCTACATCATCAATAGTTTCAGTCACCAACAATGTTGAGTCAACATTTGGGAAATAACTTTCTTTCAATGTTGCTAACTTTTCACGATAAGATTCTTCATCAGAATAATCTACATCTTCAATTAGTGATTTAAACTTCTCAATTTCTGTATCGGCTAAATCTGAAGAAACTTCAGATACAACCTGTTCCTTAACTAGACCAGCATTGTTTTTCTTCAATTGAACAGACTGTTCAATTGCTTCATTCAACTTAGATTCTAGTTCTGAAATCTTGTCTGATTGTGCTTCTAGCACATCATATTTTTCATCTGGAACATCAACATAATGATCTTCAAAGAGTTGTTTCAGACCAGAGATGAAATCTTCTGCGATTTCGCCTTTTAGTCCTCTCTCTATTGCAAGTTCATTTTCTTTCATCCATTCTTCAACAACATAGTTTAGATATGTGTCAACTTTTTCAGTCAACTCTTCTTTTGTTGTGTTTATATTTTCTTCCAGTTCAGTTTTGTAGTCTTCTTCCATACGTTCTACTTCTGAACGTACTTTAGATTTAACGGCAGCCTCAAACACAGTTGCTGCTTTACGTTTAAATTCTTCTGATAGGTCACCTTCACCTGTCATAAGAGCATTAACATGTTCAGAAACATCAATAGATTTTAGACGAGTTTCAACAGCTTCAGACTTAGCTTTGTCTTCTTCTGTTTCCTCTTTACTCATCATTTCTTTATTCATCATTGCCATCATGTTTTGATATCCAGCCTTTATGTCTTTTGCCTTCATCATTTCCATTTTGTTCATCATAGCATTGATCATTTCTGATTTGGTTTTTGGCATTTTTTCCATCTCTGCTAAGTCTTCATCGCCTTCTGGTTCGTGACCAGCTGCAAGTTTCTGCATCTTATCAGGTTTTCCTTCACCTTTTTGTTGTGCATCACCAGAGACTTCTTTTGATTTTGCAGCAACTTTTTTAGCTGCAGCATCTTTCTGATCAGGGGAAACTACAGGAGCACCTGTATCTTCATAATCAGCATGTGAGGTATCAATGGGGTCTGCTTTTGCAGCACCCTTAGTAGGAGCATCTTGTCCATTGGCTTCTTCTAGTTCACCAAGTACTTCCGCTTCTAATTCCTCAATGGTTTGATCTAGTTCATTCGCCATGGGGATTTTCTCCTTGTTTGTTAATTATTATTTATAAAATTATAACTTTTGAAGAAACTTTGCAAACTCTAGACTGTTTGCTTTTGAATTATTCTTCCGACTGTTATCTTCTATATTTTCTTTTATTTCTGCAACATCGGCTTCTTTAATTAAACCGTTGTTCCAAATCCACTCTTTACCTTCCATAATACCTTCTACGAAAGCGTTTGGAGCAGATGGGTCGGCAACTATATCAGCTGCTGTCGCCAAATAAAAATCATTTCTCACATAGTTTGCACCGTTCTTCTGGTCTAAACTTCCCATGCCTCTAGATGAAACCCCGAGCTTTGCTCCTTCGTCCATTAGATTCTTTACAATATTACCCATCGGTGTACCAAGAATTTTAGCCTCACCAATGTAGTTCTTACCATCGGGATAAAGTGCAGTAATCATATGAGATGCTCTCTCAAGATTTACAGTTGGGCCGTCTGGATGACCAAGTTCCCCAAATGCACGTTTTTCACCAATGTATTCCTTATTATATCTTTTTACTTCTTTATTTAGTACTTCCATAGGATACACTCGACCATTGCGATTTTTAATATCCGCCTGCATAAAGATACCTTTTATCTTATAACTTTTACTACCATCTTCTTTGGCTTCGATTAAATAATCAGTATCTTGTTCTATATGTTCAGATATTAACTTTAATGTATATCCCATAGTCCTATTCCTTATGCTGTATAGTTCTCATCTTTTTTGAACTCTATCATTACAAAACCAGATGTACCAAAGCATGTCATTTCATGGTCACCAGAACTCGCTGTTGCGTTTGTTGCAACTGCTGCAATTTTACCAGCAGAACCATCATAATGTCCTGTACCAGCAAGTCTTATTTGGACTACATCAGTTGATGAACCCTTTTCTTGAATGTCAACATGACCAGTATCATCATCTGCACTACCTTGTGTCAAACCCCACCAAATTCTATTGATGTGTAATTTTGCACCATTGGCATGACCATCTAATGCAGATGCATCTAAGATAGCATTATTTGCAGTTGTATCATCCTCAATGTTTACTAGGATAGTAACAGTACCACCAGCTCCAGCTGCATTTACTACTGTATCCCTCAATGTTCTTGTTGCAAAAGCCATTATTTAACTCCTTAAAATGCTAACATTTCTTTTTCAAAATATCCCATAAGTTGCTTTTCTGGCACCTTATATTTTGTAGATATTTGTTTTATAGTTTTTTCAAAAGTATTTAGGAAATCTGAAGGTTTAGCATCCATTTTAGCAAAAATATCGTCAACTGCCTCCTTCATCTTTGGAGAAAGTTTTTTATACTCTTTTGTTTTTTTATGCTCGTCCTTTTCAGGCAAGTCAATCTGATGAAACTTCTTCATTATCCTCTACTTCTGGTATGTGGTTTCTGACAAATGTGCCAGCCACTTCTCTTCTTTTAGTTTCTAATGCATCACCAACTCTATCACTCATTGCACTTTTAAATGCTGTTTCAGCTCCTAGATTGTCGGCATTACTTAATGCATCTACAAAATTTTCTGCACTCATTGTCTTTCTCCATTATCTTCTGGTGGTTTAACACCATCATATTTTGATACATCGTCTGCTGGAATTGGTTCACCATCCATAGATGGGTAACGTGTAATACCATCAGTGTTTTGTGGAATATCAACTCCACCATCTTCTGGATCAAGTCCAGCTTCTTTATTCATCTGTGTTTGCATCGCTTCAATTTCAGCATCAGTTAAACTTAGAACATTTTTCTGTACCCACTCTTTACTAAAGAATGTACCGATATATGACTCGATACTTCCCAATGCATTAATTCTATCTTCAAGCAACTCTGCTTTTTTCAGTTCAGCAAAATGACCATCTTGTAAAAAATCATATTGAATATGTTGACTTATTGAACTCCAATCCTCTAGTGTAATAATACCTTTGAGGATAAGTTGTGTTTTTAGGATATCAGTAAATAGTGGTGTAAATTTCTTACGGAGTCTTTGGACAAACTTAGTAAATTTAAGTTCATCTCTTGTAATTTCTGTAGAACGTCCAAGACTAAATCCTTGTTCAGCTTCCATACGAGATATAGGAACATTTAGTGATCTAAAAAGTTTTTGTTTGAAATATGTAATGTCATCAATCTCACCAAGGTTAGAACCGCCTGGCAAGGTAGTAATTTCTGTACCTCTACCACCTTCTCTTCTTGGTAACCAAAAATCTTCTAACATTGACATATGATTTCTGTCATCACGTATTTCACCAGTAGATGCATCATATACCAATTTGTTACGATAACGATTCATAACATCTTTTAGATATTGTTCTGCTTTAATCTTAGGTAAGTTACCAACATCAATGTAAAAGATACGTCTTTCTGGAGCTCTTGATATACGATATATGACAAGAGCATCTTCAATCATACGCAGTTGATTTACAGGCTTGATTGCTTTATGTAGATAAGAAAGAACATTACCTTTATTCTGATCAACTAAACCAGATGGAACGTAGGTAATACTATCTGCATGTATTTTAATACCTTCACTAACACCAGCTCTTAATCCTTTAGGATTGTAAACATAGTATTCTTGTACACCTTTAATCAAATCTACACTAGAATTTGTTTTTTCTAATTTTTTAGTTTCTTTTACTTTTTTAATTTTTCTAGGTTCTAGGTATCTAAGTTCTTGAATACCCCTCTTAGGATTTTTTGTATCAATAACTTTATGATAATAGAGTCTACCATCAACATACCATCTTCTGAATATGTCGTGACCTTTTGTGTCAAAATCGAGAAGTTCTAAGACCGAATCAAATTCTTCTCTGATTCGGTCTTTGATTTTTTTAGTATACTGTAGATTATCTAATTCAATAGCAACAGCTTGATCTTTTTCGTTTGCAACAATACCTTCATTAATAATGTCTTCAATAGCACTATCGCACTCTGGTTGTTGAGCAATATCCCGATAGCGACGAATCAAGTCTTGCTCGGTTCGTTCTCTACCATCTGTATCTAAGAGTTGTCCGTAAAAACCACCACCAGCAGTCTCAATAGCACCGTCATCTGAACTAGGTTCAGTAAACTGCTCTGTAGAACCAGTGTTTTTTACTCTCTCAAATTTAAAACCGAAAAACTCAGCCATAATAATAATATCTCCTACTGTTGTGTATTATTTAGTAGGTTTATAATTAGAAGTTTACACCAGAAGCTTCAAAATGTTGATACTTCCAAACCACATCAAATGTTTCGATTTCTGTAGCTTCAGCACTAGTCAATGGAATATCTGCAACAGACAATGGGAAACAGTTTCTCAAAATATAACTTTTCAAAACTGTGTCATCACGATCTAATTGTTCTACAGTCAAATCAGTTTGATAATCAGATGGAGAAGTTACGCCAGTATTATTTGCAAAGTCATTAATACCATTGTTCCATCTTTCCATTGCGTTTCTGATCATAAAGTCTGTATCATTATAGAAAGTTGTTGTCCAATCAGGGAAAGCAGGACGATCACCAGCAATGGTAATTATTCTACCTCTGAATGGTACATCAAAAGTTCCAAGAGTTGCGCCAGGCAATGCTGCAGCAGTACATAGAAAAGAAGTTCTACTTACATCAAGTCCTATTGCAATTCCAGATGGTGGAGTAATCGTTACCCTATATTGGTTAGCTCTTGCACCACCACCGATTAAGTTTGCTTTAAAGTCATCTATATTAGCCATGATTAACCTCCTATCTCACTAAACGCCACACCAGTTCGTGTAGCAACAAAGTTTAGAGTAATGAAGTTAATAGACCTTGCTGGTTTGACATATATGTCAGCTACAAACTCATTTCGGTCAATAACTTCACCTGTATTGTTTGTACCATTAGCGACAACACTAAAGTCTGAAATACCTCTTCTACCTTGAACATCTCTCAAGAAAGGTTCTACCAGATTTCTAAACTGTGCTCTTGTAAACTCATCGTTAAATTCAAAGAGTTGGAACTTAGCAGCAGTTGCGATTGCTTTTTCTAGAACCAAGAACAAACGTCTTACGTTAATTCTGTCAAATGCACTTGGTTTTGATAATGCAGTCTTATCACCAAAAAGTGTTACACCTTGGCCTGGAAAGTTAACCACTGGATTTACTCTTGCACGATATAGAATATCTCTTTCTGCATTTGTAGGATTGTAAGATAGTTTAACTGCATTTCTTACTCTACCTCTGTTGTATCCAGCGGGAGAGAACCATGCATCTCTTACATTGTCAGTAAATGCACAAAGACCAGCAGTATCACCGTTTAGTGGTACAAATCTGAATACATCATTGTATTTGTCAAACATGTATTTGTAACCACTATCAAACACCACATAAGATGAGGATGGTAGTCCATCAAAACCAGTTTTAACATTTTCTGTTGCTGTAGATGAAAGTGATACACCAACTGTTGCGGCACGATATGGGGAAAGAAATCCTACACAATCTCTACGAGTTTCCACAAGAGATGTAATCATTGTTCCATGNGTGTCCATTGACGAAGCAGTATCAGCAGCTCCACCACCACGACCACCTAATATTAGGTTAACGTCAATTGATTCNGTGTCAGCAAACTTATCATATGCAAGTTCATACTCACCAGCAGTAAGAGCGTAATCGTCTGTTCCACCTGTTAGTGCATCTATTGTAATTGGAACAACTGAAGTGTATGCAGATGTAGTATCTGTTCCCCAATTTGACCCAGCAGAGATATGATCTGTCCAATAAATGAATGTTGACTGTGTAAATATTACGTCTGGATAATAGTTACTTCCACCTTGAGCAGTCTTTGCACTAGGATTTTTTGACATATTTCCAAATGTTTCAATAACTCCAGAAGTTCTTCCACCAGCAGCAGTTGCTACTTTACCAGTAATGTCACCAGTTGTATCGTAAACTACAATATGAAGTTCATCACCAGAACCACGAGCATTATCTGTTGACCATTGTGTTGTGCCAGGAGCACCATCAAATAAGTCATAAAACTTCCAACGTCTTTTGATGTATGAATTATCTGGAATAATATTTTGTACTCCAGCACCATTTGGGTCATCTTTTAAACGAACTGTTAATACATTTGTACTTGTGTTGATTGCAGTTACTTCATATTCATTAAATTCATCAACTGGTGTTGTAGCACCAGAGTCTGAAAAGAATGAAATTAAATCACCTACGTTAAATGCTTCACCAGATGCATCGGCGTCATCGACTGCAATTGATGTTGCTCCAGCTGCATCTTCTGAAACTGTTAGGGCAGCTACTACTTGTTCGTATGCATCACCAGCTGCACAGATTTCAACACCGATTGAATTACCATGTGTTCCAGCAGTTCTTGCAGCCCATTCACCATGAGAACCTTCACCAGCAGCAAAACTTGCTTGATAATGATCATCATCACGAATTAAGATACCAGAGTTTGCACCAGCATTTAAAATCGCAGATTCAGCACGAACTACTTTAAGTGAATTTGTATATTGTAAAAACTGTGAAGCGGTAAAGAAAGTTTCAAACTGATTGCTTGAAGCTTTTGGTTTACCAAATATTTTTACTAATTCTTCTTCAGAAGTAATATTTACTATTGAAGAAACAGGGCCCTTTTCAAAGGCCCCAGCAATTGCACCAATAGATGTTGCAACAGCGGGTACGACATTCGTTAAATCAATCTCATTAACTTGAACGCCAGGAGAGACTAGAAAAGCCATGATTTTTTACTCCTTCTAAAATCGTGTTCTTGAATTATCACATTTCTTATCAAGTATTTATAAAAATAAAGTTTCTAAAAACCCACTTTTATATGTTACAAAACTTATAAATAATAGTATGACAAATGAACATTATGACAAATATAAAGAAACAATCAAAAAGGTAGCTCGTAGGAACTACCGTAAGAGAGTTGCTTGGTTGAATAATCACTTAGGCGATGAATCCTGTATTCATTGTGGTGAAAGTGAAACTGTGTGTTTAAAACTTTACCCCCATGACGTAGAAATTCGTAAACAAGCAAAACGTGTTGGCACAAATGATGATAGATCGGAAGAACGTCGTGTAGG